GTAGGAACATGGCCGAGTACGCAGCCGGGACAATCACCACCAACGGTGTCGACGTCCCGATCACGGTGGACGACGATGGCCGGTGGCGGTCCCAGTACGCCGGGGAGTACCTGTTCGCCGACACCCGGGACAAGCTCAAGGGCAAGCTGGACCGGCTGACCAAGAAGACCAAGCAGTCCGTGGAGGTCCACGTCTTCCAGATCAAGGAGCGGGCGACGTACGCGGAAGCGGGCATCCGGGTCGCGGAGGCGATCCTGACCGGGATCCACTCCGCCAACGGCAACGTCCTCGCCAAGGTCAAGATCGGCGGCAAGTGGCAGTCCGTGCAGCTCTCCGGCTGGGGGTCGGACAACGGCCAGTTCGCCGGGGCCGACACGACCCGGGAGGAGCTGGAGGAGTACGGCCGCCTGATCCGGGTCAGGGCGGAGACGCGCAAGGCGATCAACGAGTGGGAGCAGCGCCACATGATCCGGCCCAAGGACGTCGTGGAGCAGGCCCTCAAGGCTGCCTCCGGCGGATCCGGGGACGAGGGCTGATGGCTGCCTGGACGGCCCGGGATCTCCTCCGGGCCATGGGCCAGGGGGCCGTCATCGAGCACCGGGAGACCGGGGAGCGCTTGAAGTACGCGCCCCGCCGGGACCGGGACCGGGAGACCTGGATGGCCGAGGGCTCCACGGTCCGCTACTCCTCCTCGGAGTGCGTGCCCCGGGGTCGCTCCGGCGGCCCGTGGGCCCTCGCCAAGGCACTGCGAATCAACGTCCGTTAGGAGCGTCATGGACAGCGTGAGCACGATGCAGGACCGGGACTTTGAGTTCAAGTCCCAGCCCCGGGGAGAGGACGGCACGCGCCTCGTCGTCCTGGTGAGCAAGGTCGGGGGAGGGACCCCGGGCCAGGCGTACGACGGCCGGTGGCGGTACCGGGTGCGCCCGGTCTCCCGCCGGGCGGCCGTCCTCGCCGAGGGCGACGACCTGAACACCGGCACCCCCAAGACGCACCGCGAGGTGGTCGACATCGTCCTGGACTTCCTGGACGACACCGTCTGACCGTCCCTGCTGCCGTCTCCCGGCCGTTCCCCGGCTCCGTGGCCCTCGGGCAGCGGGGACCGGGGAACGGCCCTCAGACGGCCGTACGGCCGATCCGGATCTAGGAACAGGGGACCACATGAACAAGCGCCAGCTCCAGCTCACCCTCGCCTCCCTCGCGGCGGCCGTCGGTCTGCTCCTCACGGGGTGCGACACGACCCACGGTGACGACGGCGACCCGGGCACGGTCGTGGACCGTGACTCGGACGTCTGGACGACGAGGACCGGCAAGACCACGACCACGCACCACGACTACGACCTGACCGTGCGCCGGGCCGACGGCACGGAGTACGACATCGACGTCAGTTCCGACGTCTACGACCACTGCTACCGGCAGTCGGCGTACCCCAAGTGCGTGGAGCGGTGAGCTGGCCAAGTCGGCTGATCGCCCGGTAGATTGCCCGGCGCCGGAGGGTTTCGCCCTCCGGCCGCCGGGGACGATTTAGGTAAAGCACAACCGAGACCAAGGAAGCGAGACCATCATGACCGACATGCTGCGCAAGACCGATTTCGAGACCCTGCTCGCGACGCTGGACGAGCAGCAGGAGCGCAAGGTGGACATCGTCCTCCCGGCCACCGCCGTCTGCTCCAGCCGGGGCCAGATCCGCGTCATGCGGACGGACCTGGAGCCCACGCTGACCCCCGACGGGGTCAAGTCGCAGGTGCAGGTGTTCGAGCCCACCGAGGTGTTCGATGAGGGCCTGGTGGAGCGGCTGCGCAACTCCGGCGTCGGCATCCCGCGCGCGTTCCTCCGCAGCCTGCGCGAGCAGGGGTGGACGGACATGATCGACGGGACCGTCAACGGCCTGATCCACGGCAAGCGCGGTCCGGGCGAGGGCGAGTGGATGCGCAAGCCCATCGACAAGTCCGTGATGCTCCGCGCGCTCAAGGACGCGGACGGCGGCGAGGTCGGCACGGCGCGCGCCCTGCTCTCGTCCTCGTACAAGATCGTGGACCACACGGAGACCCTGCGCGCGGCCATGCGCGGCATGGCGGCTGCGGGCCTCGGGGCCGACAACATCACCCAGTGCGACCTCACCGGCCGCAAGATGTACGTGCGGGTGGAGGCGCCGGAGGTCAAGGCCATGGCGCCGGAACTGCTCAAGAACTACCGCAGCCCCTTCCGGCCGGAGCTGACCGGCCGGGAGCTGCCGCTGGTCCACGCGGGGTTCGTCCTCACCAACTCCGAGACCGGCCACGGCTCCTTCACGGTCGTCCCGGAGATCACGGTGGAGGTCTGCACCAACGGGATGACGATCACCCGCGAGGCCGTCTCCGCCCGGCACCTGGGGGCCAAGCTGGACGACGGCCTGATCCGGTACTCCGAGCGCACCCGGCAGGCCAACCTTGAGCTGATCACCTCGCAGGCGGAGGACGCCATCCGCACCTTCCTGCGGGCCGATTTCGTCCAGTCCATCGTGGACGAGATGACGGCCAACGCCGTCGGCGAGGTCAAGGAGGCCGACAAGGCCGTCAAGGAGATCACTCAGAAGATCGAGTGCCCGGCCCTGTACGACGACGTCCTCACGATGTTCATCAAGGGCGGCGACATGAGCCGTGGCGGCCTCGTCCACGCGGTCACCGCAGCCGCTCAGTCCGAGAACATCGACGCGGACACGGCCTACTCGATGCAGTCCAAGGCCACCGCGCTCCTGCTCAACTGATAGACCGGCCCGGCCGGGGAACCCTACTCCCCGGCCGGGCGCCGTACGCCTCCGTAGCTCAGTCGGTAGAGCAGCCTCCCGGGCGCCCTCGGGGAAGGTTGGCCGCAGGTTCAAGTCCTGCCGGAGGCACGCAAGGCAGACCGTTCAGCCGCACGAGACAGCCTCTCCCGCCGCAGCCAGCGGGGCACGGGAGTCAAGGGGAAGTTGCGGCCGGGTGGGCCCCGTAACCGGCCTCTCTGCGCCCGGAGCAACGGGTGTCCGGCTCCTGCCGGGCGTACCACCCCGGTCCGTCGCCCGGCGGACCGGGGCCGCACTGTACGAGGGGAGCACCACATGGCGAACGGGATCAAGCTGGGAGCCCTGCCCGGCTGGACCAAGTCGTCGTACACCGTGACCAACGCGTGCGTGGAGGTCCGTTCCACGGAGCCCACCACGCTGGACGTCACCGACAGCAAGTACCGGTGGAACCGGGAGGGGGCGCCGGTCGTGACCCTGTCCCCGGCCGCGTTCACCTCGCTGGTCCAGTTCGCTGCCGCCGACCGGAACGTCACCGGCTGACGGCAGAGCAGTCCCCGGGCCCGGCCCTCTCCCCCACGGAGGCCGGGCCCGGTCCCATAGGAAGACCACCGTCCAAGGAAGGACCGTCATGACATTCGCGTACGGGAGGGAGACGAGGCGCAGGGTACTCCGCGCGCTCGGCAACCTCCGCAACTTCCAGGGGAACGAAAGCCTGCCCCTGAGCGAGGGGCTGACCGGCCTGAACGGGCCCCTCCGCCGACTTCTGAGCAGCCCGCTGGGTGCCCTTCCGGAGCAGTACGCGGAGACCCTGCGCGGCGAGGACGTCCAGTACGTCGTCTACTGCTACGGCACCCCGATCGCCTGGGTGACGTGGGAGGACGGCGAGACCGGCCGGGTCAACTACGTGCCGGACTGGCAGTATTCCGCCACCACGACCTACTACCAGGGTCTGGTGATGGAGGCGTGGGGCGGCAAGTGCGTCGACCCCAACCCCCGCAAGTCCCGCAAGGACAACCTGGGCACCGCCCGGGGACGGTCGTCCGACGCGCGCTACGGCCGCGTACGGGGCGCCGTGCCGGTGGACCGGCCGGGCTCCGGCCGCGCCTCGTGGCGCACCACGGAGCGGATGCCGGAAGGGCTCCTGGAGGGCACGCGTGGCCGGGTCGGCCGCACCGCGCCCTCGGGTCCGCCCGCCCGCGCGGCGGCCGGTCCGATGACCCGGGCGCAGTACCTCGCCGACCCCCGGCTGAACGATCCGGACTGGACCCCGTGGGTGCAGGACGGGGCCAGCCTGCCGGACGGCGCCGACCGGCGTGACATGGAGCGCGTGCAGAACGACGGACGGCAGGTGCTGTGATGGCGGTCAAGCTGGAGGGCAAGAACCTTGCCCGGGTGAAGGCGTTCCTGGAGGAGCCGGGAACCAACTGGGGGTGCGACCGCCCGACGAGCCGGGACCCGTACAACATGATCCTGGCGTGGGCGATGGACCCCGACATGGGGGCCCTCCCGGCCCGGTCGGCCCGGCCGTTCGCCGACTGGCTGAGCAACGAGTGGGAGGAGTGGACCGACAACGAGGGCGCCACGGTCGGGGAGATCCTGTCCGGCGCCGTCGTGGACTGGTGCGGCGGGAGGACGATGTCATGAGGACGACCTTCCGGAACGAGGAGATCCCCGGACGCATCCACGCCCTCCAGCCGTTCCTCTCCGTCGGCAAGCTGCCGGACGGGTCCCGGCGCTGGTGGGCGATCTCCGGTCCGGCCGTGGAGATGGGGCACCTGCCCGCACGGTTCCACGAGTCGGCCCGCAGCGCGGTGTACGTGGTCTACAGCTACGGCACGCCGATCGCCTGGGTACTGGAGCCGGAGGACGCGCCTCCCAGCCAGCCGTACGTCTACGTGGTGCCGGACGTCGGTTACTCGCCGACGACCGGCGCGCACCAGTACGAGTGCCTGGAGGCATGGTCCCGCGCGCTCAAGCGCCAGGGCGACTACCGGCGTTGGCCCGGCCGGGGCCGTGAGGTCGTCCGGGTGCCGGGCAACGCGGAGGTCTACGGCCGCTCGATCAGGGCCCGTTCGGGAGGAGTCGACGGGGTCCGGCCGGGCGAGACCGTGGGCCGGGCGTCGGTGTCGGCGTACGAGGGCATGTCCGGCGACGCGATGCACTGGGATCCGTGGGGTGCGGACACCCGGCGGGCCCACCCGTAATTCGTGCTCAGGTGCCTGGGGCATCTAGTGACTTCCCCCTGTTCGCGGTGCGACATTGGAGCCATCAACCACACCGCGAACAAAGGGAGGTCCGGGTGCCCCAGGACACCTTCCGTGCTGCCGACGTGGGATGGCAGCGGGAGGCACGCTGTGAAGGGGCCTCGTTCGAATTCACCCCGGACGTAGAGACCCCGCAGGCTCTGGACCAGGCACGGACATGGTGTGACCCGTGCCCGGTCCGGACCGAGTGTCTTGCTTACGCCCTGCTGTACCGGATGTCCGGCTACTGGGGCGGGACCGACACCGCAGAAAGGCGCCTCCTCGGGTACGCCCGGGAGCGTGTGCGGTGTCCGGTCTGCCGGAGCAAGGCTCTGCTCACCACCACCGAGGGACACGAGATCTGCCAGGCATGTGGGATGTCCTGGACAGCCCCCTCGCGCCCCCGTCTGCCGGAGGAGGCAGCCGGATGACCATGACCGTGACCGAGATCAGGGAGCACGCCGAGCAACTGCGAGGCAGACTCCAGGAGGAGCGCCGCAAGGTCGGCGACGGAACCTACAGCGGCCACCCGCACGCCAACCTGGTCCTCATTGAGGCCCTGGAGGGGCGGGTGGCCGAACTGCTGTCCATGGCTGACCGGGCGGAGGCGGATCAGCTTGCGGCGCTCGCGCGGGAGGCGGCCCGGCCGCCCCTCGTCACCGCCTGACCCTTCTGTAGGTCGCTGGCCCGGCTCCATGCCTCAAGCCAGCGCCATGCGTGGTCCCGGAGCATGAGCCCGGCGGCCACCTCTCTCCCGGCCTCCGCGCGCTCCGCCCGGAGGCCGGGAGAGGACACCAGCCGCTCGATCTCCCTGTGCCACCTCCGGGGAGTGTCGGCGAGGACACCGGCACCGCGCCGGTGCAGCCGCTCGTACTCCGCCCGTGGCGAGGCGACCCACGGGACCCCGAGCGCGCTCATCTCAAGAGGCTTGAGCCACGACTTGCAGGCGTTGAAGCGGGTGTCGGCGAGGGGAGCGATCCCCACCCCCAGCTCCGCCACGGCCGTCGGCCACCGGTCCACCGTGATGGGCCCCGAGGCACCTGACGGGTCCTCTCGCAGCCCGAAAGCGGCCCCGACCCCCGTCGGGTCACCCGTCACCCGAAAGGCCGTCCCTGCTGCCGTCAGGCGTGCGAGAGCACCACCCAGGGCCGACGGGTCGTCCGGGTGGGAGTGCAGAGACGCGGGCCAGCCCACGACGGGGCTGTCCTCGTGGGGCACCCCGTAGTAGATGTCCGGCAGGTAGTTGAACAGCACCTGCCCCCGGCCGTGGGCCGCGTACCGGTTGAGGAGCGCCGGAGTCGAGACCGTCACCAGCGTCGCCTCGCGGCAGGCGCGTTGCAGGTTCGCCCACGAGTGCCGGTTGACCTCGCGGCGCTCCCGGTCCCACGCCCCCTCGTTGCGGGGGTGATAGGTGTCGTACGCCGGATTGCGCGGGTGGATGGAGCTGAGGTCGTCGTCAATGTCGATCACGACGGCCGCGCCCTTGGACCGGATGATCGGGACGGCCTCGGCCATCCACCGGTGCGTGAGCCGCTGGAACACGTAGACGGACCCCGGCTCGATGTCGAGCACGTCGTGGACGTGGTCGCCGTCCACCCGCATCTTGAGGTCCCGGTCCGTCGGGGGCCGCATCTCGATCTCCACGTCCGAGGGAAGCCCACCGGCCTCCCCGGACTGGAGCAGAGCCTGCACCGGCCAGATCAGCCGGAAGTGGCCGCACCCGGAGGTGTCGGCCGGATACACCTTGATCTTCATTCCGTCTCCCGTGGTCTGTGTGCGGTCAGGCGTTCGCCTGGCCCTTGGCCTCGGCCGTCCCGGCCCGGACCGTCTTGGCCGCCGTGGCCTTGCGGGCCGCCGTCGAACCCGTGGACGACTCCAGGGCCTTGACGCGACGCTCCAGGTCGTCCAGCCGCTTGTCCTGCTCGGCCTCGTGGTCGGTGACGTGGGACAGGAGTTCCCTGACCTTGGCCTCCACGGTCCCGAGGATCTGTCCGATGGCGCTCATCCCTGCTCCTCCAGCTTCACGCGGAAGTTGGCCAGCTTGGCCGCGACCGCATCCGGCAGCCCGCTCACGTCCAGGTCGGCGAGCAGGGCCTTGATCTCCTTGACGTCCTTGCGGATCTCGCGGGTCTTGGCCGTCTGGTCCTGCACGTGGGTCGCGAAAGCCCACCACGGGTTCGTCGCGTGGTCGGAGGCGTCCTCCGGCGACTCCAGGATCCCGTCCGTGGTGAAGATCTTCTTGACGTCGCTCCCCTCCAGGACACCTCCCCCGGAGAGCAGCTTGGCGACGACCGCAGCCGCCACCTTGTCGATGTCGTCCTGGCTCAGGGCCACGTCGTCCTCCTCCACATCACCGGCGATGAGCCGGGGCATGACGATCTCGTTGAACTGCTTCACCCGGGCGTCCCCCGGGCAGTAGGTGCCGCCGGTGGACCAGTCGGCGAACATCCTGTGGTACCCGAATCCCGGGTCTGTCGCGGAGCGGCACTTGCGCCTCGGGATCCCGTGCTCCCTGGCCGCCCAGTCCATCACCCGGACCAGGGTGTTGATCTGTGCCGCCGTCCACGGGTCGGAGTTCGACGTGTTGGCGGCCGACTCCAGGCTGATCGCCCGGTTGTTGGCTCCGGCGTTGGCGTCGGCCCGGGTGTTGGTGCCTATGTACTGCGCCACCCGGCCGTCGTACCCGAGGCCGAAGTGAGACTCCAGGTTCGTGGAGTTCTTCCAGTATTCGTACGTGCGCTCCGGCGTCCACGGCGCCGCGAGGCTGTGGACGATGAACTGCGTGGGGTTGATGGCAGCCTGAGCGTCCGACTCCGGCTGCAACTCCATCTTGATCGCGAACGGGCACCAGCTCACGGCCGTCCCTCCTTGACCCGGGAGGTCTGCTCCCGCTTCAGCTTACGGATCGTGAGCGTCTGGTAGACGAAGCACGCGCTCAGGACCCCTTGCAGTATGAACCACACGGCCCGGAACCAGTGCGGGCCGGACTGCGTGACGACCGTGATCGTGAGCAGGGCCGACATCAGCACCTCGGCTCCGGCATAGACGATCATCATGCGCCCCACCGGGTCCCGCCACCACGGGAACGCCCGCGTATACGTCAGGATCATGAACGTGCCCGTGACGCAGATCGTGGAGCCGAATACCAGGTAGATCACCCGGAAGGTGTCCATGCTCAGTGCCCTCCGCCCATGGCCTCCCTCAGCCGGGAGGCAAAATCGTTCTGCCGCCCCATCCTCTGGAGTTCATCGGCCAGGGACATGATCTCACCAGTTCGCTTTTGAACCTCTCGCAGCTTGGCGTCCTCCTTGTCCAGAGCCTTGTCCGCCTCCCGCTGCCCGGCCGTGGAGGCCGGGCCGGGCGGGGGCTTACTCCCCCTCCGCCTCAGCCAGCTCCACATGAGCGTTCCTCTCGTTGGGGCTCCCGGCCGCGCGGGGCAGAGCCTGTATGACGTTCCTTGTCGTCTGGTTGGCCTCGGTCATCGCTGTGAGCAAGGTGCGCTGCACGTCCTGGACTTCCAGCGCTTTCTCGTACGCCGCGTGCCAGGTGGCAATCTGCTTGTCCTTGTCGGCCATCCTCTCGTCTACCCCCGACTTGGGGAGGAGGCGCCCGGTGAGGACGAGGATCACGACGACCGCGAGCAGGCCCGTAGCTCCCAGGGACGGCGTGATCAGCTGAGTCCACTCCACGGGTCATCCTCCTATGTCGGGGTCGGGGGCCGGGTTGTCGGGATCCTGCATCACCGCCGTCAGCCGGGGCAGGTCGGCATCCTTGATCGCGGTGAAGACAGCGTTCAGCTCCGCATCCGTGACGAGACCCTTGGCGAACAGGACACGGCAGAGACCGGCCACGAGCAGGTCCGTGCTCAGCGCTCGCACGCGCTCCTCCGGCGGCCCCACCGCGATGTTCATGCCGAGTTTGCCGGAGATCACCCGGTGCGCCTTCCACAGCTCCACGGCGTAGGTCTTGAGGCTGGCCATGATCTCTCCTCAGAAGGGGATGACGCCGATGCGCCTGGACAGGAACGTACCGGTGCCGCCCGCCACGCGGTACACAGCCTTGAAGGTGTTCACGCCGGGGGTGAGGTCCGTGTGGAAGTGGACGCCGGACTGGAGGGAGAACACGGCGGAGTCTCCGCCGGACCCGATGCCCCGGTTGTCCTGCTCCGCGATGGAGGACGCGCCGGAGACGACATACGCCATGCGGGACGAGGAGGTGCCGGAGTTCTGGAGGCTGCCGTGGACGTAGACCAGCGCGCTGGGACCGGTCGTCACCGTCACCTGAGGGCCGACCGTCGCCAGGTCGGTGTACGAGGTGGACGTGGTCGTTTCGGAGGTCAGCACCTCCGCCCGCGCGCCGATGCGCTCTGCGATCTGGTTCGTGTCCGAGACGGCGAAGTGGGCACCGGGGGTGGTCGCCTTGGCCGGTGCCGTCTCCGCGAGGTTGTCCCGGATGAAGGTGTTGAACTGTGCCGCCGTGAAGACACTCCCGGCAATGGCCGTCATGGGTGCTGTCCAGGCCATGGGTACCTCCTCCCTACAGCGGCAGGACCGCTATCTCACGGTTCTGGAACGAGCCGGTGCCGGACACGCCGACCCGGTACTTCATCGTGAAGTTGTTGGTGCCGGGGGTGAGCCCGGTGAACACGTGGAACGACGTCCCGCGTGTGTAGTTGCCCGCTGTGACGCCGTCCGTGGAGTGCTGCCAGGCGTTGTTGGCCGCCACCGTGGACGCGCCGGAGACGGCCACTGAGCACGCCGTCTCGTTGTCGCTGGAGCTGTGGGCCTGAGCCGCCCCGAACCAGACGAGTGCGATCGTCCCCGTCACCACGGACACCGAGGGGCCGACCGTCGCCAGGTCGGTGTAGCTGGCGGACGTGGTCGACTGGTTCGTGGCGACGGCGGCCGTGGAGGGCTGCCGGGTCGTGATCGCGTTGACGCCCGTGGAGACGAAGATCTGGCTGGCCGCCGTGGCCTTGGCCGGTGCCGTCTCGTTCAGGTTGTCGCGGACGTACTGGTTGAACTGCGCCGCCGTGAAGGTGGCCCCGGCGACGGCGGTCATGGGTGCGGACCAGGCCATGTCGTTACCTCAGCCCCTTGATCGGTTCGTTGCTCACCTGGTGCGCCTCGTTCTCCTCCATGAGGTCGGCGACCGACTGCCCGTGGGGGAGGCGGAACCGGACGGCCACCGGGTGGTTGGCCGGGTACCAGTTCCGGTTGTCCGGGACCGGCCGCACCGAGAGAGCCATCATGATCTCCTCGCGCCTGCGGGGCCACACGATCTTGGCCTGCATCCCGCAGTACGAGCAGAGGTAGAACGGGCGCTCGGTGTCCCGGGGCCCGTTCATCCGGCTGGGGGTGTGCAGGAACTCCACATTGGCGCAGCCGGGCCTCCCGGGCTCCAGTCCCGGCCGAGGGCAGTCCGCCACCCACTCCCCGCAGTAGACGTAGGCACGCGCCACCGGCGCGGCCTCGTCGGGTACCTCGTACGGCATGTCGCTCCTCACGTCCCGAACAGGCCGGTGTCGAACTTGCCCTGCGTCGGGTGATCGAAAATGAACACGGTGTCGGCGCCGTCGGCCTGGATCGGGTCGAACACGCCCTCATCGAACCCGGACCCACGGACGTCGAACCGGAACGGGTTGGCCGTGTTGTCGAGATCTTTCTCGCACCCGAGCACCACGTAGTGGACGGGGGCCCGGCCGACCATGTTCCGGCGCACGATCGTATGCGTGACCCGCTCCACAAAGAAGTCGTCATCGAGACCCAGCTCACCGTTGACGATATGGATGCGGTCGCTCACGGTCCGCTGGAGCACCTGGAGGAAGTGGGCGGGGTCGGACGTGGGGACGCGGAGTTGCACCGTGGGACGGCGCTGTGCGTAGTGGAGCAGGACCATGTTGGCTATGGCCGCCGCATCGTTGGCGTTCGCCCACGGTGCGTCGTCCGGGTACGCGCGCTCCCCGTGCTTGGTGATCGAGCCGGTGTCCTCCCGGATCACCTTGATCGTCCGCCGGACCGGGATGGCGTGCGCGCGGAGCTGGAGCCCGGAGACCGTGACGGAGCCTCCGGCCGCGAGCAGGGTGATCTTCACGCTCGCGCCGGAGTCCCGGTCCAGGGTGACGATCGCCGTCCCTGCCCCGGTCTTGGTGAAGTCGGTCCCCTGCACGGGGGCGACGGCTCCCAGGAACGGATCCGACCCGCTCACGTTGATCTCCACGGCCTCGCCGATGCCGAGGGTGTACGTGTCGGAGCTGGTCCACACGGCCGTCAGGGCGCCGTCCACGGCCCTCTCGCTCACGTCGAACGAGACGGAGTTCACGATGTCCCGCCAGCCGTGGGCGTACGTGAACGGCTTGGTGAAGCTGAAGCCGGTCGCCGGAGGGGACACCGTGCAGTCCCCGAGGGCCGCTGCGGAGAACGTGGCCTGGCTCTCGATGGACTCCGTCCGCTGGAGCCGGTGGTGCCGGTCCCGGAAGACGAACGTGCCGTCCGGCGCCACGTAGGCGATGGCGGGCGGCCCCTCGCTCTTGACCACGTCCTGCACGGCGTTGAAGGCGTCCTGTCCCTCGGCCCACCAGAACTTCACCACGGTGGCGCCCACGTCGATGTCCCGGCCGCCGGTCCATCCGGCCAGGTCCAGGATGGTGTCGATGACCTCGCCGGTCCGCAGGGACTGGTAGACGCCGGTGGACAGCTTGACGCCCTGGAGGAGGGAGAGGCCGTCCAGGAACGTGAAGTCCACCGTGCGGTCGTTCATGTCCGCTTTGATGTTGAAGTCGTCCACCCGGCCGGTGAACAGCGGGTATTCGTTCCCGCCCCACGTCACGCGGGTCTGCATCGGCCGGGCCGGATCGAGCGAGCCGAACAGGGAGCCCGGCGCGTACTCCGGGGAATACTTCCGGCTGACGTTGTTCAGGACAAAGGCCGCGTTGCCGACGCTGGCCGGGCTCAGCTGCCTGTCCTGGTCCCGGCCGTAGGTGATCGTGGTGTCCGAGATGATGTCGTCCGTGACGTCGTCCTCGTTGAGCGCCGGGGACGAGCGGAAGTTGTCGTAGCTGAACACGACCGGCGGGGTGTTGGTGTTCGCGCCGTCCAGGATCGCCCGGATCCCGTGGGCCCCGGCCGCAGCCAGTGCGGAGTCGACGGCGGAGATCTGCCAGCCCGGCTCCGGCGAGCCGACGGCCCACACCTTCCCCCACATGGTCGTGCCGACGATCCGCAGCCGCATCGAGTAGAACGTTCCGGCGGCGTGGGTCAGGCCGGTCACCATGGAGGCCAGCTCCGTCTCGGTGCCCCCGAGACGGCGCCGCAGGCTCACGGTCATGACCTGAGCGGTGCTCATCTGGCACCGGACCTGGAAGTAGTTGTTGATGTCGATGTACCGGGCGAGCACCCCGACGTAGTGACTGCCGCCGGTCGCGAGGACCCCGGTGGCAAAGTCGCACTGGAGATCCATGTCAGCGCTGGGACTGGTCAGCCTCATGACCCGGCTGGAGTTCACCGTGGTGACGCCGATCGTGCCGACGCCGGAGCCCACCGCGTACTCGGCCGCCGACCCTCCGGTGGAGGCCCAAGCCTGCCCGGTGTCCGTGGAGCCCCAGCCGTTGCTCACGGTCCGGCCGAACGCATCCGTGGCGTAGGCCGTGTCCAGGGTCAGGGAGTCGGCAAAGTACCCGTCCCCTGCCCAGTCGATGGTGGAGCGGTAGTCCGGCACGGAGCCGCACAGGTCCCAGCTCCCGTCCTCGGTGACCACGGTCGCGTCGAGTGCGGACGCCGTCCCCTCCGCCGTGGTCGGCGAGGCGAACGCGGACCCGGCGACGGCTGCGGGCTTGATCGCGATGGAGACGAGCAGGGAGCCGTAGGTGGCCTCTCGGGACGCCGTCGTGGTGCGCTGTGTCTGTACCCCAGCGGTGAGTCCCGCGTTGCTGTCGTACAGCGCACAGGACAGCTCCTGGATGGAGTCCGAGTCGTCCACCCGCTCCACGTTGGTGCCGCCGGACGCGGTGTACGTCGCGACCGGCTGGTCCGTGGAGCTGGCCCGGTAGGTGATCAGCCAGTCGTTGGCGACGGAGGTCGTGATCTGCGGGTGGGCCTGAGCCGCCGTCGTGCTCACGGTGGTCAGGAATTCGTACCGCTCGATCGGGCCGGAGGTGTCGCACCCGGTGTACGCAGCCACGAACGCGAGGACCGACGGGTCACCGGTCGGCCAGGGCCGTGTGTCGAACGAGAGCGCCACGGAGGACCCGAGGGCGCCGTTGTCGATCCGGTAAAAGATCTTCAGCCGGGGCCGTGGGGTGTAGGGGGTCGCGATGGAGGACCCGTTGGCGATGAAGCTGAGCTGGGTCCAGCCGGACGGCGTCTCGGTCGTGTTGGTGTTCGCGTCGGTGAGCACGAACATGAGGAGGAGGTCGCCGGACGCGTGACCGGCCGGGAGGCTCACCGAATGGGAGCCCCCGGAGACCGTGACGTCCGTCTTGAGCCTGGTGCCGACGGACCTGAACCCGATCGCCATCTAGGGCAGCCGTCCCTTCCGCTTGAGGTCCGTCAGGGACTCCACCAGCCAGTTCTCCACCTCGTGCCGTGAGCCGATCACCCCGTGATTCTCCAGCACCAGACGCTCGATGACCGTTGCGGGCCCGGCCAGACCGGCCGTCCGGCGCGCGTTCAGGATCCGCCACCCGGCCGGGCTGAAGCCCAGCTCCGGCCCGGCCTCGCCGAACAGGTGCATACCGGCGGCCGTCGCCGTCGTGCCGTTGCGGTACCCGCCGGGCCGGTTGTAGGCCCGGGGCAGGGAGCCGTAGCGCGAGAGCGCGTAGCGCATCGAGCTGTAGACGTTGGCCAGCGGGTTGACGGAGACTCCGTACAGGAACGGGCCCACGTTGCGCATCTTCCCCGCGTAGGCCCGGAAGGTGGGGCCGATGACCTGCATGAGGCCGACCGACGGGTGCCCGGCCTTCCAGTTGGAGTCCCACTTGTTCACGATGTTGGGGTTGCCCCCGGACTCCTGCTGCATCCGGCGCAGGGTGATGTTGGTGTAGGCGAGGGACTGTCCGACGTGCCGGAGCGCCGTCTGGACCACGGCCGTCCAGCGCTTGACGCCGGACCCGGCCGACGGGCCGAGGCCGATGCCGGACAACATGCTGCTGCCCACCTTCTTGACGGCCGCTATCAGGCCGTCGATGGCCTTGCGCGGGAGCTGCGTGATCATCCGGACCCACGGGCTGTTGCCGAGGGAGCCTGTCCCCTTGAGGGTCCCGAGGAGCATGTCCTTGGCCTTGCTCACCGGGTTGGAGAGGAAGTCCAGGGCCCCCTTGCCGACGTTGCCGACGGTGGACGCCGCACTGCTCAGCCAGCCGCCGATCTTGCCGATGATGCCGCCGTCGGCCATGAGCTGGTATCCGGCCGCCTCCCACAGCCGCTGCGCCCGGCCCCGGTAGCGCGGGTCGGTCGGGATGACGAACTCCGGGTAGGACGACCGGCCCTCGCCGACGATCGCCGTCGGCCGGTTGAAGATCCCGACCGGCTCGTTGCCGACGGTGCCGCCGCGCGCGAGCATCTTGACCTTGCCGAGGGAGTTCTTGATCCCGATCCATCCGGTGATCTTGTCCCAGACGTTGTAAATCCCTCGGTTCCACACCCGGTCCAGGACCCAGTTCACAGGGGCCTTGACCTTCTCCTTGATCCCGCTCCAGATCCGGCCGATGCCGTCCCGCATGTCCCGGAAGAACCCAGTGACCTTGTCCTTCATCGTGCGGGCCCAGCCGGGGATGGTGTCCTTGAAGAACCGGCCGATGGGGCTGAAGATCCGGTCACGCATCCCGTTGTAGGCGCCCTGCGCGCCCTCGCGCAGGCTCCTCCACCAGCCCACGACCCGGTCCCGCAGGAACCGGGCCTTGTTGGGGATCTCCACGGTGAAGTAGTTCACGACCGGGTTGATCACGACCCGCTTGAAGGCGCCCCACGCGGCCGACGCGCCGTCCTTCAGGCTGTTCCACCAGCCCACGACCTTGTCCCGCATGAACTTGGCCGCGTTGGGGATCGTCTCGCCGAAGAACTTCACCTGCGGGTCGATGACCAGCCGCTTGAAGGTGCCCCATGCCGCCTTGGCCCCGGCGACGAGGCCGTTGATCCATCCGAGCGTGATCTGCATGAGCACCCGTGCGGCGGCCGGTATGCCCTCGGTGAAGAACCACACGATGGGGTCGATGACCCACTTCTTGATCTTGGACCAGGCCGTGACGAAGAACTGGGCGAACGGTCCGGCGAACCAGTTGCCCACGGCGACCGCCGCAGTCTTCACCGCGTTGAGGGCGCCCTTCACGATGTCCCGGAAGGTCTCGCTGCGCTTCCAGAGCTGCCAGAGCGCGATACCCAGCGCGACGAGGGCGAGGATCGCCAGGCCGATCGGGTTGGCGAACAGGAACCGCAGACCCACCCCGAGCAGGCGCACCGCGATGGTGACGCCCCGGATGGCCGCCACCACGGCCAGCTGCGCGACGGCGAACGCGTACGAGGCCGCTGTCCAGACGGCCGTGGCGGCGGCCGACGCGAGGGTGGCGATCCGGTGCGCCACGAATCCCGCGATGGTGGCGAACAGGGCCGCCCGGGACGCGTACATGGCGCCCGACCCCACCGTGACGGAGGTCGTGAACAGCCACTGGTACGCCGTCGCGGCGGCTGTGTAGATGGCGTACAGCTTCAGGCCCGCGTTGACGGCGAGGATCGTCGGGATGAGGAGTTTGAGCACCGGCGTGGGGATGGAGTCCACGATCCCCGCGAAGACCTCCAGGAGGGTCAGGCCGATTCCGGCCATGGGACCGGCGGCCGACACGACGTCCCCCAGCGCCTCCGCCACGACCCCGAGGGTGTGGGCCAGCCGGGGCCCCGCGTCCTTGGCGAGGTCGGTGAAGGTCTTGAAGCCCTCGCTGCTCCCCAGGTTGGCGCTCCATTCGGCGAACCTGGCCGTCATCTTCTCCAGCCCGCCGGTCACGCCGTCGGACATGGGCATGAAGGCGTTGAACAGGCCGACCACACCGGCGGTGAGGTTGCGTGCGATGTCCAGGAAGGTGCGCAGCGCTCCGGCACCGTTCTTGGTGACGTTCTCCCCGAACTCCCGGAACACACGCCCGGCCGTCCCCTGGCCGAGGGTGCCGACCCAGTCGTTGATCTCCCGGGAGACATCCTTGACGATCGGGGTCAGCTTGGGGAGCAGGCTTTCCAGGAACTTGATCCCCCGGGTGAACACCGGCATGGTGTTCGCCGACAGGGCGTCCGACCACGAGGTGGTGGAGTCCTTGAGATTCTGTAGGGCCTCCGCCGTCTTGCGGGTCTCCGGCGGCAGCTCCGCCAGCTTCGCCTTGTACGCCTCCTGCGCCTCCCGGGCGGCCCGGGTGGAGGACTTGGAGGCGGACAGGGCCGCGTTGTAGTCCTCCGCGTTCCGGCGCGCGTTTTCCGTCATGTCGGCGGTGATCTTGACGGCCTCGCCGTACTTGTACCCGTTCTCCTTGGCCAGTTTCTGAGCGATGGCCGTCTGGGTGGTCGCCTTGGCCTTGGCGTCCTCGGCCGTGGTCTGCTTCTGGGACGCCTCGGAGATCTGGGAGAACTGCGCCTTGACGGCGGCCCCGTAGACGGCCGCCGCCCCGGTCGCCACGGCGAACGAGGCGGAGACCGCACCCACGGCCGCCGACGCAGCTGCGGCAGCCGGGCCGATGGCCGTGGTCAGGGCGCTGGCCCCGAGGGCCCCGAACGCCTTGAGGGTCTTCTGAGCAGGCGCGGTGTCTGCGTCGATGCGGACGAATCCTGTCGCCACAAGGATGCTAGGCATCGAGCCTCACTCCGTTCGCCGCGAGCCAGTTCTGGCTCTCGGTCTCGTCGTCGGTCCACCAGGCCGGGACCTTCAGCCCGTCCTCGGTGACCCGGGGACCGGAGTGTTCGGGCCTCCGCCTGTCCATCGGCGTCCACCACTCGTTGACACCGAACTCGGTGTCCACGCGCTGCTGCGCCGCCTCCGGCCGTTCGTTCTCGCCTACGGGTTCGACCTCAACCCGCTTGACGTAGAGGTAGTTCAGGAAACTGTCGAGGGGGAGCCCCCGGAGATCGACACCGCGCCCGGCAGCATCCCCATCGAGAAAGTGCCAGGTACCTCGGGAGAGTCCCCAGCCGAGGAGCTGGGCGACTCGCTGGTAGGGCGCATCCCGTACTCCTCGAACAGCCAGGTGACGACGTCGTCCAGCTGCTCCATGTCGATCGGGTTGTGCGGGTCCGCCATCCGGCGCTGGAAGATCTCCAGGCTCTCCGGCTGGAGCACCATCTCGATGACGCGGCGCAGGGCGCCCACCATCTCCTTGGGGCTCATCTTGGTGGGGTCTGCGGAGCTGATCGACTCAGCGAACTGAATCATGGTCTCCGCCGGGATGGTCGACGCGGCGTGGAACACGTCGTCGTCAATCTTGAAGTCGAGTGTCTTGCGTTTCTTGGTGAAGTCCTTGATCTCGGGCATGGCGGAAGGATAGGCCCGGCCGGGGCCATGATCGCTCGCTAACGGCGAGAGGCCACGAGACGCAGAGACTTGGTGAGGAAGTCGTTGGCCTTGGTGCCCGGGTGGTGGACCACCTTGGCGAACACCGTGCGCCCCCGCATGTTGAACTTCAGCACCTTCCGGTACCGGGGCCGGATGACGTGCGGGCGCGTCCCCTTGATCACGTACAGGGTCGCCGGGTGCGTCGATTCGACCCGCACGTGCTTGCCGACGATGACGGCGTTGACCTTCCGGCCCATCCGGCCAGGAGCCATCCGGCGCGCCTCGCGCTGGACCGCGCGCGCCTTTTTGACGAGGAGCTGCACGGAGGCGGCGTCGATCTGTGCTCCGGCGCCCGGAGCCGGTATCCACCTGATCTTGGCGGCGGGCACGTCACACCGCCAGGCCGACCCGGACCCGGAGGGTGAAGGCCACGCAGTCTCCCTCGGGTCCCACGGTCTCCGCCGGTCCGACCATGAAGTGGTCCAGGGTGTCGTCCCGCTGGAGGCCGCACAGGTACCGGTGGAGTCCCGCCATGGCCTCCGTCATGTCCTGCGCGAGCAGTCCCGCCGTCGTGTCCAGGTCGCTCGCCGGGACGGACGTGTCCTGCCCCTGCGGGACGGGGGCGCAGCGCGCGACAGACACCGCGTACTCCGCCACCTCGTACGGGGCGTGACAGGACACGCCCACCGGAGCCTCGGACTCCTCGGGGAAGATCTCGCTGCGGTACATCCTCGGGAGGGACACCATGAGGACACCGCCGCAGTTGCAGTCGTCCCAGACGATCTCCCCGGGGACCATGCCCCATCGCTCCACGGATGCGCTCAGCGCGTCCCGGGTGGCCTGCACGAGACCCTGGCCGAGGACGTACCAGCGATCGGCGCCGGTCAGGTTCATGTGTCGGTCCTCCGCTGCGTCGGCCGGTCCACGCTGTAGACCCGGGCGCGCTGGCGCAGGCCGGAGGGGTTTTCCGCCGCGATGAACGTGTCCACCAGGTACAGACCGGTGCGTCCGTCCTTCAGGAGCTGTCCCACGTCCGGGTACTGGATCGTGACGCCCTGGCGGACGAGGGTCGTGACACCGGGAGGCAGGCGGCAGTCCTGTCCCTGTCCCGCCTTGATCATCTCGCAGGCCAGCTCACCCATCGCGAGCGCCGCGCCCTGCGGGACGTCCTCGCCGACGGCGGCCGTCACGGACCATGTCCCGGGCTCCGTGTCCGCCTTGGACAGATCCTGGCAGAAAGG